TTTTTATGCTTGGCTGATTGGATACCGCCTACTTACGAAGAAAATATAGAGGGTTATTGCACAACCCAGATGCCGTATGTATCTGTTGAGAAATGCTCTAGAACATCAACTGATCTGGGCTATTATGCTGTGCAATACCGCGGGGAAAGTTATGAGGAATATAATGGAACTCGTCAATGTCAGTTCGATTATATAGAAGGGATTGACGGGCTAAATAATGGTAACGTTAAAACATATTATCAATGCACTGACGGTGACTCATCTACGCCGGATATATATTATACATGGGCGTACAAAAAAACATATTCTGATTATTCATGTTCAGACCCGTCATATCCAATTGCGGTTGATTCAGACTTAGACGGACAAATCGATCAATGTTACGCTAACAATTGTCCGCCGATTGGACAAGGTGAGATGTTCCCGGGCGAGGGCGTTCCCAACAATGTTTGTATAACAATGCAGGATGGGAGCGTATGTAAATACAACAATACTACATTTACAGATGATGCCGGAAATAATCTAGGTCAGGTACTTGTTCCGACTGGAGAGGCATGTTTAGTCGGAACAGATGAACACATTCCCAGTCACAACCCGTGGGGTAATCCTGATGATCAATTCAATGACCCTTCGGGTGGTTGTTATCAATCCGGCTCTATGCAGGTATGTTCTGCCGATCAATCTCAAACATGCACTGGCTCAGGTGCAGATATGCAGTGTCCTCAGAATTGCGGCACAGTTAATGGTAACTTTGTTTGCGTAACTGACACATCGGGACAAATTCCAAACCCCACAAACGGTAACGGGCGGAACGAAAATAACGTTGAGAATGACGACCCGCAGACACCTGGTGACGAGGGAACACATTCTCGATTAGATGGGCTTTTGCAAAACACTGATGAAATAGAACATTTGCTTAGGCAAATTAGAGATAGGCTTAGCAATCAATCAGATGGCGAACAGCAAGATATGCAGTGCCCTTCAGGATATAACATAAGCGGCAAATGTGTAAATTTTCAGGGTCGCGATAATCCTCAGATAAATGATGTTGATATTCAATTGATAGACGATGAAATAACAATTTTAAAAAATGAATTAGAAACAACAATAAATCAAATAAAAAATGAATTCTCAGCAATGATTAATATCGATATGTCATCGAGCGCGAATTATGAAACGAGAACTTCAAATATATTCGGTGTTAATGTTGATTTTGGTCTAGCGAGAATAATGCAGCATGTAAATCTAGGTTCGATTGTTATTTTTATATGTTCAGTCTGGGCGGTATTTATAATATTAAGTGGGAGATCGGACTAATGTCAGATATAAAATATCATCCATTGGTTAGTTTAATCAATTCAATTCAATTAGATGTCAACGAAATAACTACAACAATATTTGTTGTAAGCTCATTTTATCTTCTTGTTATTCTTTTGTTATATGCAAACGACGGTGGTCAAAATGAATAAAATTCTATTTATTGTATTAATGTTACTTCCAGCTTTTGCATTCGCAGATTCATCGGATACAGGATTTTTCCAAACATTGTGGGATTTTATAGATTGGATATATGAAGCCGCAGAAAACATTCAAAATTCTATAGTTTCATTTTTTATAAAAGTTTCAAAAATAGTTTTTTTGTTTTGGTTGAAAATAAAAATATCTGTTTTAGTTTTTGTCTGGAATATCGTAAGTTCAATAATACAGGCACTCAATCTTAGCGATATAATTAACGCATCATTTTCAGCTTTAAGACCAGATTGGCAAGCCTTCATTATTCAAATGAGAATAGGTGAGGGTATCAACATTCTGTTGTCTGCTCGTGTGACTCGTGCTGTTCTTGATTTTATTAGGTGGTAGATCATGGCAACGGTTATTCATCACGGCGGCGGCGTTGGAACATACAAAAGCTTTTCTGTTATCCAGCGCCATGCAATACCCCAGCTCCAGCAAGGCCGATATGTTGTCTCCACTATTCGCGGTTTTGATTCGATTAGAGTAATAGAAGCGATACTCGATATTGATATACCTGAGTCATCTCATATTGAGTATGTCGATATAGATACTGTCGAAGGAAAAGAAAAGATTAGACGTTGGTGGGAGTGGGCGCCGAAAGGGGCTTATATCATTATTGACGAAGCCCAGTTGATTTACCCAAAGGGGTTGAAGCTTACAGAATATGACTATCCAGCTCGTGACGGTATGACGTCTCAACAAACAGCTGAATTGGATGATAGACCTAACGGGTTTATCCAGGCTTTTACAATGCAGCGGCATTACAATTGGGATCTGGCAATCATAACGCCCAATATTAGAATGTTGTTGCCTGAAATGAGAGAGGTTGCGCAAATTGCTTATGAACACAGACGACTTGGAGATCTCATCCCTTGGAGAAAGCACGGCTGGAGAGAAATCCAGCATTTACCAATGGAGACAGCGAAACAATCTGTTCATCCGCCTAAAACCTATAATGCCGATAAGCGAATCTATAAAATTTACAAATCGACTAAAACAGGCGCGCACACAAACTCAGGCGCTGAACAATCAATCTTCAAAAATCCAAAAGTTGTTGGGTCGTTATCTATTGCGTTTATCGGGATTGTTACTTTCATTTATATTTTATCTACTGCGATATTTGGCGAGGGTGGGACTCTGGATCTTGACAAAAATAAGCGTCAAATTGGCGAAATATCTGATATTGCCAATCTTAATAATGTTAGCAATAGCAACAGCGACTCGGTTCCTCGTGTTTCTCGTGATATAGAAACTAAGACCGAACGAAGAGAAACAACTAAGCTCGAAAGTGAATTAATGAGCGTTGTTGGTCAAATCGATAACGAATACATCATAGCAGTCGGCAAGCCAGAAAATGAGGTTCAATTCACTACCAGTTATCTACGGATGTCAGGTTTCACTGTTACCATTAAAAATCAATGTATGATTTTGTTAAAAAATCAAAATGTTGAATATGTTGTTCGGTGTCCATTGCATCGAAGATATTTTGAGCCTCAAAACGATAAATACGAGGTTCAAGTTCAGCCGTTCGCAGCCTTAACGTCTAGCCAGGACGCATAACCAAGAGCGAGGAAGAGCGATGGCGAGCGATGACGAGCGAATGGTTATGCGTCCCAAAAATGGAAGTTAATTTTTAACTTCCATTCCATCCTTAATAATGGCCGCGAGGCCATAGCGAACAAGGTAGAGGATGTCTCAGCGGTGCCGTTTTGCGTGTCGCGGGTAAGTACAAAAAAGCCAAAAAATGCCCATTCGCGCCCTTGATTAAACAAAAAAATACGAATAAAATACGTATAAAATATGTAAAAGAGGTGCATGGAATGAAAGATGTTAAATTGACAGTTTTAGTCGATGAAAGGCTTAAAGAGTCTTTTTTTAGAGCCTGCAAGGCCGCTGATACTACGGCCTCCAGAGAAATACGCCTTTTTATGCGAACATTCATTGCCAAGAACGCTCAGGCCGATATTTTCACACCAGTGAAAAAAGTGCGTTAAGTAACACTGCACTTTTTTCCCAAATTTGGGAATTTGAGAATGGAACCTATAAAATATACTGAGAATAGGGGCTTCGTATTCATAGACTGGCTTGCTGTCAAGCAGAGGCATTTCGAGCGATTACCTATTGTTAATGGCTCGGTTATTGTCAAATGTGATGAAGATGGTGAAATTGAGTATCATCTTTTAGGATATAAAGCCCACAAGGGGAGCTATGAAACCACTATTAATGTTCGTTGTGATGGCAATACTATTCATATAGCGGGGAACCCGTCACGCTATAACAAGCTAGATAATGTGTTTGGTATACCAGATATCAATGCGTGTTTGGCGATCTATAATGAAATACTTGAAGTATATGGCCTTCCCAATCTTGAACTCGGTAAGGCGGAGATAACCCGAATTGATTTAACTGAAAATATTTGTGTAGGGGAAAACAATGCAAAAATATTTTTAAATTACATCAGTTCAGTAAATTATCGCGGGGAGCACGGCTACATTTACCCCAACATGAATACAGTGGACTGGCATCGAGGTTCCAGAAGGCATTATTTAAAAGCGTATTTAAAAGCACCAGAAATCGAACGTTTTATTCGAAAGAATAAAAAGACGTTGAGTGATGAAGAAATCAGTTATTTGTTGTTATTAAAACAACAGTGTGAAAAATCAGGTGTAGTGCGAATTGAATACACAATGAAAAGTCAGCTGCTGGCAGAGAAAGATTGCAAGATAGTTCGAGGTGACACGATGGGTAAAGTAATTAATATGTTCCACAAAAAGAACCCGCTTGAAAACAAGGTAACGACTAGCAACACAGATTCACATAATATCTATGAGCGAGCGATTGAGGCGGGATTCACAAAAAGGGTTGCTAATAATTTAGTTGATTTATATGAGCTATGGTTGCACGGTGCAGACCTTAAGCAAAGAATGTCAATAAATACCTATTATATTGCAAAGAAAAGATTATCAATGCTGGGTATTGATGTGAGTAAGCCGATGGATATAACCCGGCTTACCCACAGCATAAAGCCGATTGAGTTTATCCGCATTGGACCCAGTGATCTTTATAATTCATACCTTTACAAAGCTCTGCGGATTGCTCAGGAACGACGTCGCATTGCTTCCGTTTGATATCAAGAAACCAGAGCAGGGCTTGTTCGAGTTCCTGCTCACTTTCAAACTGACGTAATAAGTTATCATTCACGTTTATTTCGACCATTAGCGTTTTTCCTTTTTATATCAAGATAGTATTTAAGTGCTTTTTCAATCTCCAGTTCTGCTGACGTGTCGTTGTCAATAGCCATCTTTGAATATTCCTTCCAGATGTTCGGGTCAATCCTTGGTCTTTTTTTTTTCTGCATATAGAAAACCTCTCTCGAAATTTCCTTATTTTAGATCGGATATTGACGAAATATGTACTTTGTGTACACTATGTACATCATGTACACACCCAAGGGGGATAAAATGTTGATATTTCGTGGCATAGTGAAAGGCGTTAGAACGATTCAAGAGACAAACCGGAACACAGGTGAAGTATTTAATAAAGTCCTGCTGGGTATCTCAAATCCAAAAATAAACGGGTATGACGGAGAGGAAATTATTCGGGAGTTCCGTCTATCGAAAAAACAAATCGAGGCCGGCTTAGTAGCTGAATACCAGAAGCTTGTTGGCAAAAAAGTTGATATCCCTGTCTGGTTCCAGTCCAGAGGCAGTGCCAAGGAAGGCAACACCCGCGTATATGAGACGTGGTTTCTAGAAGGTAATGGAAAGCCCTTAACCGTTCACGCTCCGGTGGCAGATAAGGTGGCCTAAAGATGTCAAGCCAAACCGTCTACACCTGTTCCCAACCGTTCGAGCCAACCGGCGAATGCTTGGGAACGTCTGTGGCGATTACTGTCGATTCAGATCTTGGCCAAGCGCTAAATAATCATGCGTTAGCGTTACAGGCAAACGTTGACGCAATGAACGAATTCTTCACATTGTCATCAGCCGATGTGGGAATGATTTCTGCTTTAATGCTGGCTACGTTTATCACTGGTAACGCTGTCGGTAAAGTTGTCAGCATTATGCGGAAAGCTTAGTAACTCAACAAATAGGAGAATATGCAATGAAAAACTTAATCAAAAAATCAACTCTCGTTATCTGTGCCGCTGTAGCAGCTGGTTCAGCTTTTGCGGCCGATCATACAACCGCAATTGATGCAGCTTATACAGATGGTAACACTAACGTAACGGCTGCCGTTGTTGGGCTAATTGGTCTGATGGCTGTAATCGTTGGTGTTGGTGCTGTTATTTCTCTATTCAAGAGAGGTTAGCCTATGTTGGTCAGTTTGCTTTTTGCAAACTTCTTGGTTTGGTGTTTCGTTCAAGGGTATTCCAGTGATTAAAAACACAATAAGTAAA